GTGCGTAGATGGTCTGTGAGTCTAGGTCAGTATTAAGGGTGCTGGCGAACAAGTCACCGCCTGTCGTATAGTCGCTAGTGCGTTGAATTGCTCTTGCGCCAACAATCGTAATATTGCCTGTGCCAGCGGTTACTAGGGTAATTGATCCTGTGCCGTTAGCATTAATGGTTACGCTGTAATCTGTGGTCAGAGTCAGCAATGTACTGCCCCGATATACAGCGATATCGGTATTGGCAAGAATTTCAAACGTAAACGAGTATGGCCCGACACCAGTATTGGTGTAGACCACACGTCTTGCTACGTTAGATATCGCATAATCAGCCATAATATTTCCCTAATCTAGTTGATTTTTTCATAAAAGTCTATTACCTATTTTGGTAAACCATATACAGGCAATTTAGATTCTGCCTCTTGCGCTCTAATGGATATCGCTGGGAAACGCTCCAGCATATCTTCTTTTGCTAGGCTTACAAATTCCCTGTAAACCTCTCGAATTGTTTCTTGTTGCTCATTCAATCCAAGTGATTTAAAGCCAGGCATATTGGCTGTTTCAACAATGGCTTTCTGTACCTTGTTGCCACCAACGTCAACCTTGCCTATTCTGCTCAACATAAACTGATACTCTTCTGGTGTCAGTTTTACTTTAACTTCACCAACATCAACGATACGCTTTGGCATTTGGATAGGTAAGCCAAGAGCAATAACTATCTTGTCAGAAGTTCTCTGCTTGCTTTCCATATATCGGACACCAGACAGAGATGATAGGGCTGGGTTTGCTGGGTCAGCTCTATACATCTCTTCCCCAAACAGGTCATATTTCTCTGGTAAATCTTCTGATAGTCCTGGTGTTCTAGACCTGTAATAGTTCAGCGCCTGTCTAATACCTTTTAACAAAATATTATCATTAGGATCTCCACCAATATCTCTAGATAGGGGATCGGTTATCCTCGCAACCATTCCCCTAGCAGAACTAAATAGACCGGCTGGAGAACCCTCTATCGCATACTTAGCAGTAGACTCAACTAAGGTAGTAATAGCAGCCTTAAAGGATGCCTTTGGATTTTCAATGGTTGTTGTAAATGCGCCAGTAACAGAACTTAGAGCTGTTAACCAAGGCTGGTTGCCAACATAGTTATATAAACCCCATACACCGCCCAACATAATTTGGGCAACCTTATCGTCATCATCTTCGTATCGAGCGTATTCAACTGAGTCGGCAATCATTGCCATAGCACCAGCTATTGGATCTAATCCTCTAAATGGTACATAGAGCTTGTTGTCTTTTCCAATTGATGGATCCATACCAGTTTTACCAAGCCAATCAACAAACTCTTGATCCCACTCTCCATCAGAGAATACAAAAGAGTATGGCCTCCAACCGCTTGCTAGGTACACAGACTTTAGGTTTTGGTTTGCTGGGCCACCGCCAGTTACTCGGCCATCTGCAACCATGGATCCAACACCAATCATAATGCCAGATCCCATGCCCCACTTAGCCATAGCAAGCTCACGCTTTGCGCCACCCTCTGCCATGTCTTTGCGCCATTGGCTAGACAACGGAGCAATTAGACTGTTTTGCATTGATTCGCTTGTAACCCAAATTGGGGTCTTAACGAATGGCAAATTAATTCTGCCAATCAAGCTCTCGGATGCCAACTCTTGGATTGCTTTTGCTTTGCCAGTTAACGCTCTGCTAAAGGTAAGCATATGGCTAAAGTCTGTGGCAACATCTTCTACCTCTTTGGGTGTGTTAGCAAACATATCACCCATAGCCTTTAAGCCAATGTCCTCAACCTCGTCACCAGTTTTGCCGTCTAATCTAGCTTGGCGCTTGGCTTTCTCTGATGCTCTAAAAGCATTAGCGTATAGCTCTGCTCTATATCCTAAAAACTTAGTTACCTCGTCCATTGCCATAATTGGTCTGTTACCAAGAATTGATGCAAAAGTAGCGTATCCGTTTATACCTTTAAAAAAGGTTTCGTCTTCTATGCCCAATGGCTCTGTAACCAACTTTTTAAAATAACCTTCTGGCGGGCCATAATCTTTGGCATTAAATCTACCAGTTTGTGATTCAAATCTTAGGCCAGCATCGCTTAATAAGTCTTGCCCTTCACGCATCTCTTTAGTTGTGTTTGTTTTAAGAGCAACCCATCCAAGCCTCATCGCATCTCTAAATGAATGAATCATGCCAGCAAGCATTGCTGCGGCCTCGCCCATTTCAACTTCTGCTTGAAATCCAAAACTTCTTTTTATAGATCCAGCTATACCAGCCAACTGTCTAGTGGCCAACGTGCTAGTCATAAACGCTACAGTTGATGTTGCGTTAATAAGGTGTGTGCCTGTTGCTGAGAGCAAACCATTTTTATAGGTCAGATCCCACAGATCACGCAGTAAACCAACTTTGGATACCTTGTTTAATAGACCTTCTTTTGCTGTTGTTTCAAGCAAGTTGTCCATTGCGCCCATTAGCTCAACAAGGCCCTTGTCGGTTTTTGGATCAGCCAATAACCTTTTCATTTCGTCAGAGTTTGGAGCTGGGATAATGATGTTACCGGCTGCTGTGGTTTGAGCTGCTTTGGTTCTAACAGCTGTAGCCGAATCAATAATTGCGCTCTGTAGATTTAGGCGATAGATTAACTCAGCTTTTAGGTCTTGATTGGTTGGATCAAGTTTAGACTTCTGCATAACCTCATAAAACTGACTGACATTATTGTGCATTGCAAACCTAAAGCGCATATAGTCAACAGGTAAATCACCATACATAGCCTTTAGCTCATCCATCTCTCGTATAAAAGATGTTCCAAAGCCACGCTCTACGGCAGCCTTTTGCAACTGCTCAAAGGTAATCCTCTCAACCTCAATGCCGGATGCTTTATTAATTGCATCAGCCACCCGCTTTAGGTCATCTGAACCCTCAATGCGGTTTAGGTTTTGCAGTAGGTCTGGAGGCACACCTTCAGTCTTTGCTAAAGGTAGGTTTGCCTCAAACTTTTCAATAGATATAGGCTGTTCAATTCCTTTAGCCTTGGGTACTTTTAATGGTACATCCGTAGTTACTGGCTTGATTAACTCTGGTGGAACAACCTCGTCCGCAGCATCTTTACCCTTGTTTACCAGCCCTTTGGTTTCTTTGCTAAACATCTTAGCAACACCAGTAAACACCTCTGGTATTTTGCCTAACCCAGCAACCTTAACACCCTCAGATTCGTCAATATCAGCTGGCTCATACTCTAATGGTTGAACAGTACCCAGATCAATTCCAGCGCCCTCCTTGGGCATTTCAACAACTGGCTTTGGTTGTACCACACCTTGACCGGCTAACTCGTCTAAGCGCTCGTTAAGTGGCTTAATGGACATTATTCCGCTCCCTTAGATGGGGCGGTTTTGCCCCTAGTTATTGTGGCTGGTTTTGTGCTAACTGGCGCAACTTCTCCGACACCGACTGTATTCCCTGTTGTTGTAGGGCTTGTCGATTCTGCTCCAGTTTCAGGCGCATTGCTGCGGCCTCTAGATTTAATGAGTTCTGATTCATCGAATTGGACTCCTCTTGCATTGAGTAGGTTTCTTGCTCCATCTGAAAAGCTCTCCGATTTTGCTGATTTAACACCTAAATTATAGTACAGATTTTGTTCATAAAACCACAATACAGCTTGGTTAGCTTGTTCATCTAACTTGCTATTTGATGCAACACCTCTGTTCCATTCTTTCATAATAGACCGCTCTGCCTCGTTTCTTGGGGCATCTATCAATCCTTGCTCAGATATATTGCCGGATGTTAAAGAGCCAGCGTGTCTATTATATGTCCTAGTAAACCATTTATCGGCTGTAGTTTCTTTAATGCCGTTTAGATTTAAGAAAAATGCTCCACCTTTTTCGCCAATAACAAATGAACCCATTTTCATATCTGTGGCTTTTCCTGGAACGTCTATAGTCTTATAAAGTCCAGATTCGGCTTTCATGGCTTTAATGTCTTTAACTGCGTGTGGAGTTAATAGCCACTCTGCATAATCTGCTAAACCCATTTTGTTTAACATAAATTCATGGAACTTTAATTGTTGCTCCATAATTGGGCCTGTAGTTCCAGCCCAAAGTTTTCCATTCTCTGGGTTTCTTGTTGCAACCTTTCCTGTTTTTAATAGATGCTCAGTAATTTTTGTAGCTACTGCCCAGTTTTCACCAGCCCGTTTGTTGTAGCTTGTGGATGCTGCAAAAGCAGTTGTTAACACCCTAAGTGGTTCGTCAGTTGCCAGCTCTGGAACAATCTTTGATGACATTTTAAATGCATTAGCTACATCATCGTCATACCAGTTTGCACCAGTTATTGGTTGTGATAATTGGAAATCAGCTTCAGCGCTTGCTGAGTCAATCATCTTAGTTAAATCTTTTGGATTATTTGGATCAAGCGGTTTGTTTTTATATAAACTAAGTTGAGCTTTTTCTAATACAGTTCCGACATCCTCAACAGTAATTAAGTTATTTTTACCAGTACCAATAATTTCTGGCTTTGCTAGTCTTAGCGCAACAGATGGCGCTTTTTGAGCTTGTGGCAAATATATAGAATTTATAGGGTCTTTAGAAATTACATCAATTGCAGATTTAACTTCTTCTACTGGTTTAAATTTGGTTGGATTTATTGGAGCAATATCAGCAATGGCTCCAATAGAACGCATATAGCCCTCTGCCATTTCAGCAGCTTTTGGTGCTACGGCTTGGCCAGCCTTAACAGCGCCCTTGCCAGCAACCTTTGCAGCTGCTCCAGCAATTGGCGCAATATTTAAAAGCTCTAGCGCTGGATCAGGTTTAATCCTAGTTGTGCCAGAGATAAAGCCACCAGCTCCCTCAACAGGATAAAAGCCTAGAGCCATATCCTCTAATACTTTGCCAGACTCTCCAACAGTTAAATCTTTGAGAGATATCCTTCCCAATACTGGTATATCTAAACCAACCTTATCAAGTTGCACACCAGCCTTAGTTAGCAGCTCACCAATATATCCCAATGCCTCTTGGGCTTTATTCTGTGGAATAGGTCTAGCTACACCAAGCTCTGGCTGAACGTCTGTCCTAACTTGCTGTGGCTTAAATCCAGACACAGTAACTTGACCAGTAGGCTCGGCAGTAGGGGCTGAGGCCAGCATAGTATCTTGAGGTTGTTCTTCCTCAACATCTGGATACATATTGTTTAAATATGCATCAACGTAGGTTTGTTCAAATTTAGTGTATGCCATTATTGTTTTCGCAACTCATTTTGTAACTCAATTAAATAGTTATATTGGTTTTGATTAATAGTTTTTTTGCTTAATAAATCATCCAAGTTAGTATCTGCATCAATAGAAAATCCAACAGTAACTTTTTTATTTTTTATTAACTCATTTTTTATTACATCGTTAATTTTTGTTTGAGCGGCAGTTTTTGTTGCAGTTTTGGCAACAGTATTGTTATATCGCTCTATTGCAATATCTGAAGTTCTTCTTGGATCAAAAGATCCCCTGTCTAATATTTCAGCTTTTTTTGCTTCTTCATAGAATTCATTTAATACTTTTTCTTTTTCAAACTGATGTGCGTTTTGTTTATTTTTTCCAACACTAACATCTGGCAATCCAGCGTTTCTTCTTAATTTGGCATAAGCAACTTTTTCAAAATCGTCAACTTTTACCAATAGTCTTTCTTGCAACTTAGAAAGCTGTCTTCCATTTATTCCAGCCTTGCTTGCTGTTTTACGCAATTCGTCTGGATCAGTAATTAAGCCAGTATTAATTCGCAACATAATATTTGAAAACGATGCTGTATCACCATCTTCTAAATTAGGATTTAAAAACTTTTCAATTTGGTCAATAGATAAAACTTTTGATTTAGCCATTTCTAAACCAATAGCTTTCTTTCTAGCACCAGTTGTTTTTGGATCCCAGTATTCAATAAGCAATCCGTTTACCATATCTTCGTTTTGCAATTTCTCGATATCTCTAGCAGCTGCCAATGATGACCTTCTGTCCGTCATTACTTTAAGAACAGTAGCACCTAGCTTATCTTTGTCTAGTGTTTTGTATACCTCACTAAGATTGCCTACGTTACCAGACTGTATCTTTGCCAAAGTTTCTGCTGGACTCTTGGAAACGTCTAATAAATGCTCAACAACATTGGTATATATTTTGTTGTCCAGCTCATCCATTTTTTTCTTTACAAACTCTGGATTTGTACTTCTTCCAATTAAAGCTGTTGCATTTCTTTTTTCTACATTGATTCTTTCTAAAAGCATTTTTGGATCTTCTTCTGCTTTTATGGTGTCTTTAATAATTGTTGAATATGAATTAAGAGATTGATCTGCAATTCTTTCATTTTCAATTCCAACAAGTTTTAAATATTGTTCTGTTGCTTTTTTATAAACAGCATTACCAGCGTTAGATATTGATGCGCTAAATTTCATCGCTTCATCTGCATCAATAGATGCAAGAACCTTGCGATAGCTACCATTGTTAGTGGTTATGGCTTTAATTTCTGTTTGTATTTTATTAAAATCAAATGCACCAGAATCAATTGCTGCGCTTACCGAATCTAGGTTTTGTCTAGCTTTTGCTTCAAAATCAATTCTTACCTGTTGGGCTTGTACTTTTCTAGCCGCATCACCAAAATATGTGCCAGGCTTTGCAAACAATTCAGCTGGGCTTTGACCTTGTTCTTGTGCTTTTAACACTTGCTCCATTGTTGGAGTATTTTCTACACCATATTGAGCGCCTTCTCTTTGTGCTTTTTCGGCAGCCTCTTTAAATGCAAATCCAGCCAATCGATCCAAAGCAGAATTAATGCCTTGAGTCATGGCTACAGACTCTTTGAGATTAGCAAAGTCTAGACGTGGAACGTCTGCTGGCAGATAGCCAGTTGGTTGGTAGCGTGGAAGTTCTGCCATGATTAATCTATTATCCTTAAACTGCCCTCGCTGCCACCCCTAGCAAGAGCTGATTGAGAACCTGGGCCTGTAAATGTGCTAGGAGGCCCACCAAGTTTACTGCCCATATATGCAGCTTGGCCTAACTTACCAGCAGCCTCAAAGTAGCCAGCCTGTTCAGCAATCTGTCCAGCGCCTTGGTATAGACTTGCTTGAATTAATCCGCTACGCTTGGTCATATCTGCATTAGACAAAGCAAACACAAACTCTTTGCCCCCCTTAGTATTATTTACTTGCTGTATCAATCCGGCAGATCCCTCAAAGCCTTGTGTTCCACCAGCAAAGCCACGAGCCACTACGGCTGCGTTAGCTTGGTTAGTACGTCTAAGAATCTCGTTAGCCTGTAACTCATACTGCACAGCTCTGCGGTCAGACTCAACCTCTGCTTGCTTGGCTTGCATCTGATACATCTTATTGCGGTCTTGTCCAGCCTTGATGGATCCGGCTGCGCTAACGGCCATTAAGGCTATGGCTGCTACTTCCATATCATGTCCCCTGGTGTGTTGCTACTTTGTACTCTAAACCGAGCAAGGTCATCTTCAATGGCACGTCTTGCTCAACTGTAATCTTGCCTTCTGTCGTGTAACCCAATATGCCATGCAATGTCTTTGTGCCAGTATATTCGTCAACTGCCTCATCAAGAATATCGCCAAACGCTCTGAATGGTACTTGAATTGTATTAATCTTTAAGTGTTGGGTATTGGCAACCAATGCGTTAACCTCAACAATTCTCTTTTTAAATCCAATGCGTGTGCCTGTCTGTAGCTTTAGGTCAACTGGCATGGTTACAGCTCGTACTGTGATTGGCAAGCCAACCTCGTATTTTGTAGCCGATGAGCGTGGGAATGTGACTGTGCCACCGCCTGGTACTGCTTGATTAGCCTGTACAGATCCATCAAGAATGACATTAACTGTCTCTGTAGCTACATGGCTCATTGAGACAGATGCAGCAGCTCCACCAGTTTTAGATGAGTCTGTTAACAAATCATTGTCAAAAGCCTCAACGTAGTATTGGAATGTGCCGTTTACATTGCGCTTTGCTATTGTGTAGATGGTTGAAATATCAACACCTACGTCAACAAATGATCCATCAACTGTAGTGAACTCTGATGGAGCAATTACGTTTTGCGCTCTTAATAACGAGAATACGGCCATTGTGCCGTCATCGCTATTAGTAATTAGCAGTAAGTCGTTTTCGTCAGTAGCCACAGACCTACGCAAAGCCATGCGAGATGGAGTCCGTAAGAGATGCCCAGCAAGAAGCGATATCTTTTGTGTGACGTATGTAAGTTGCGTATCAGTATAAGCAAACTCATTTAATGCCTTTCCCTGTCTCTGTACAAACAATGTACCAGACTCTAACTGCTGAACCCGAATGCCTTCTTTAATGCCGTTACGGCTTGCTGTTTTAACAAAGAAATTCGTTGGAGTAATTGGGTCAAGACCATTTTGGGGTACATAGAACTCACCTCCTGTAGTAAACACTTGCAAGTCTCGGCCAGAGATAATGTCAACGATAGCGTTAAATGTATTGGTGTCTAGAGTTGCCTCTATTGCATCATCATCTAAACCCTCTGTTGGGTCAAAGTCAAAGAACAATCCAACCTTAGAGCCCCATATGGTTGATGGGCGAGACTTCGATCCACCAAAGTACAGACGGCCTTCATGGAATGTTACAGAGCGTGGCCAGCCTTTACCGCTTGACCAAACATCTTCATAGCCTGATTCGTATTCCCATGAACCATTAGCAATGGCTGATGTGTTAAAGAATGGGAACTCAGTAATTGCATCAACTGATGTGCCAGAGTTGTACTTAACAATCTTAGCTCTACCTTGTGGGGTTGCGTTGACGTATTGACCAACGCTGCCAGCAGTAAACACGCTAGACGATGCGGTTAATGTAATCTTGCCCGATACAGCAGATGGTGTTAGCGTACCGGCTGGATTGCTAAACGATGCTGTAAACGCATACTTTGGAATGGAGTCAAACGTAATAGCAGATCCTGTCCAAGTCGCATCTGTGCCACCCCTAACAATCTTGATTGGATTAATGTCAGGATGAACCACAATCAACGTGTCTGCCGACTGAGTCCATACAATATTAGCTAAACGTGCGCCAGTTAAGCCAAGTGACGATGTATCAAGGTATGGGTTGCCAGAGCCATTGATGTTGGTAATCTGATTCTTGTTTTTGAATACATACATCCGATTATGCGTAAAGCAAAGCATATAGGAATCAGATGTGCTGAACTCAAACTCAACTAAACGTGTGCCGTTACCGGCTGACTCTGTGCTACTGTTTGGTAGTGATGCAATGTACTTTGTGCCTGGTCTACGTCTAATGCCACCCTGTGGCTGACAGACCACATTGGTGGCCTCTTCTAATGCGTTAGCGTAGGCTGTTAAATCAACCCTTGCTCGGAGCAATGGGTCTAACTCGCCTGTAGAAAAGTTTGTCTGGATAGAGACAAAGCGAGCCATTAATACCTCACAGAAATAAGTGAGAAATCATTAATAGCGTTTGTTGGCTGTCCTTGGCCATCAATATTCATGGCTTGTCTTAGGTATCCACCTCTGCCATTCTCGGCTGGGGATCCAATAGCGACAGACTGCCAATACTGGCTCTTCTCGGTCTGATCCGTAATAGGTAAAGCAAGATGCCAAGTCATCATATATTTGAGCAACTGCACAAAATAACTAGGCATATCGTATTCAGGTACGGCATATTGATAATCAATATAAACCTCTTCATAGTCAGTCAATAACTTGCTGCCCATGATTCTGTATTCTTTGCGTGGCGGGATGCCAACAGCGTTTGTATCATATACGGCTCTAGGAGCGCCTAAGCGGTCTCCAGGCATCTGATATTCGTAGCGGTACTCATTGGTAGGAGTTGTCACCAATCGAGCAATAGAGGTCTTTTTAAAGCTAAATGACCAAGGATAAAGCATGAGGGCTTGATTGCGAATATCCGCATATAAGCGGTCTGCAATAGATGCCTCATCGGTTCCTTCGTTAAAGGAGGAGATTGGCTTTGCGCCTAGCATTACGCAAGCATCAGAACAAATCGATAAAGCGGTATCACCAGCTGCCATCTAAATCTCCAATGTAAGAATGGGCTATCGCCAGTTTTGCCAGCAATAGCCCATCTTGATACTAATGACTATTAGTCAGTATCGGTTGCACTTACAGTTGTACCATCAGCAATATCAACAGTTGTTGAAGTTACTGAGTTTACATATGTCAAGACTAGGCTTGGAGTTGTAGTGTCATATACAAACAGAATGTCACCAACTTTAACCATGTCTTTCAACGCTGCAAAATAACCAACTGTGTTAACAGTAGCTTGGGTATCAGCAGTTTTATACAAATACATCGATGGAGCATTACCAGCCTTCGATGCACATACAGTTACTAAACCATCAGCAGAATATGCCATATCAGTCTCTCCTTAGATTAAGATTCACGAGCGGTGATTTTGACAATACCCTCATCATCGATGTTAATTGCACCGGCTGAGAACAAGCTGTTCACGAGGAACGAGGTCTTCTCAGGGATGTAGTTAACTTCGGTGCGTGGAGCAATACCTTCTGCATAGCCGATGGCATCTTTGTGGAAAGCAAAGCAAGTGCGGTCTAAAGAACCATCAACTGCTAGGCCACCCTCAGAGCGGTCACCAAGGATATGGAAAGTAAAGCCCAAGAACGTATTGATTTCACCAGCAACAAGTGCTTTAACAGTATTGAAGTCAGAGCTAGTTACTGCTGTCTCAGACAACAACGATGCCAAACCATTTGCGTGGAGGATAATGTGACGGCCCTCTGGAGGTACGTTGTTTTTATCCAACAACTTCTTAGCTTCACGCAACTTGGCTACGTTCATGTTGGTATCGCTACCACCGATATCGTTAGAAACAGTCAAGCTGGTGCTAGATGCTGTTAAAGCATCAAGAATCAACTGGTCTTGTCTACGGCCAATAGCGTTACCCAAAACTTGTACAAGCTCTTGGCGCTCGTCAAAGTTAACTTTAGCCTGGCTGAAAATGTCGCTGTACTCAGCTGCATTGTAGTCAGATAGGGTGCAAGTAACATTTGAGAATGCTACGTTTAATGGGGTTACATCAGATTGAGAAATGCGTGGGGTAGCCACACCTTTGCCAACTTTTGGAAACTTAACAGTAGAACCTTCTACTCCACGACGCTGACGAACAGCACCAACCAGCATTGCCTTGCCCTGGTAGGCCTGTTTTACCTCAGCATCAAATAGAGTTACAAAGGCATTAGATAATGAAATGCTCATGTGTTTCTCCTAAAAAGGTAAAAAAATAAAATAGGTTTTTGCTTTGGTGTGCCTGTTGCCAGGGCCTATGCTTGCTACTTGCGGTAGCCAATCGTCAGATTAATCTGCATCAAGGGCCAATTAAATGGTATGCCTTAATGAGTTTCTAGCAGAATTGTAGAAAAAATACAACATCTAGTTGCATATTTTTAATTTTTACTAAATGTTGATGAAAAAACCCCCGGCAAACTGCACCGGGGGGAGGGTCACTCTCGTGAGGAGATTCCTTATTTTAGCCGAAATTCTGAGCAAACATTCGCTCAACTTTGGCTCGGTAGGCTGGATCTGTCTTGTACTTAGGATCGCCAACCATCTGGTACAACTCATCTTTCGATGGCGCACCTTCAATGGGTACTGACTCGGTGGGGATACGAGAGCCTTCATACGTCTCACGCAATTTCATCAAAGCCTTTAAGCCCTTGGCTGTACCGCCCATGTACTTAAACTCTTCAAAGTCATCTTTACCCCAAACCCCTTTGTTTACAAGGCCTCTAGCCCAATCCGTCATTCCTTTAATAATGACATCTGCGTTAGGACCAAGAGCTGCCTTTTCTTCAGCAAGTGATCTAGTGACAGTTTCTACCTTCTCTGCACTCATGCCAACCACTTTGCCAACCAAACTATCTAAGGCGAGTTGCGATATCCCATTCTCTTTAGCCCAATCCAAGACGTGGCTACGAACTGGGTCATTCTCTGGAATTGCACCAAATGCGGATGCATCGTATTTGCCATCTGCTGGAGCTTTGTGTTTGCCTTGCGATATCTGCTTACGCAAGTCCATCCACGATTTTGCTATGCCCTCAAGATCGGGGGCTGCATCGTCTTTCTTCCAAAAGTTCTCAGGCCACCAATCAGGCCTGTCTAGCGGAGTGTCATCCTCTTGCTCTGCTAAATGAGATATCTGTGATGCTTCTGGGTTTTGCTGCTCTGTACCTTGGCTGTCCTCAGTTGTTACTGAGTCCAGTAGGCCACCATCCTCTGTGGGCTGGACTGCTTCGGTAGTTTCCATTTTTACATTTTCCTCGCTTTATTAATCCTTGCTTCAAGATCCCGAATTACGCTGTTTTGTCCTTCTCGATAAAAAGCATAACTAGGATCAGCGCCAGGCAAGGCAACTGGCTGCTCTAACAAAGTGGCTCTTAACCACTTCATTAGTTTTTCGCCATCCTCTGAGCTGAGAACTCGGAGGCATAATTTGTTTAGGTCTTCTACTGATTGGTCAACATCACGAATATCTGTAACTACACTTTCTAAGCCAGCCCATCCGTCAACATTCATCTATTAGCCTCCAGCCATTTTCAGCATTTCGGGTACAGCCTCTGGGTTTTGCTCGGCAACCTGAGATGCCTGTTGAGCAATTTGCTGGAGATTGTATTGGCGCTCTGCTGAGTCATTACGCAACCTTGATGGGATGCCTAGCTTATCTGCAATGTAGTCTGTAATCTCGCCCATCTTAGGTGTTGCCTGACCCTCTGGTCCAAAGCCTTGAGCCATCTGCACGAACTGCATGACGTTGGTTACGTCTTCCATATTCTGAGCCATAGCTAATGGGGCAACTGGTGCTACCTTTACCTCTAGACCATTCACACGCAAAGGCATATCGATAATGCCTCTGTCATCCATTACTTGCAGTATCTTAGATACAAGCGGAATCATGGTCTCATTAATCAATCGGCCAAATGCAGATCCAAGGTTCTGACTCAACTCCTTCATACGTTCTACGACTTCTGTTGCGGAGCGAGCAGACATATTATCGGGAGGCAAACTCTCGTCTAGCAGTATGCGCTTGATGTTCCCTCGTAGGTCTCCCATGATAATCTGAGCCACATTAAAGTCACCAGCTCGTGGCAATGGCTTTAGTGACTCGCCCTGTGGGCCTCCGTTTCTGGCTACAGGGATGATTGCTCCTGGGATAATCTTGACAGTTGCTGGGTTAAGAACTCCATCGTCAGCAGCTGTATACACACCAGATATAGCTAAAGATGCATTTTTTAATACTAGCTCTAGTGTTTTGTTCAATGTCTTGATATCAGGCAACGCAGTAATCAATGGGCCTCTGCCATATATCTCACCGGCCACCTTCATATAGCGACTGACTACCCAAGGACTCTTCTTGAGTCTGCGATAGACTAGCTCTTGCTTAGATTCTTTGTGGATAACGTGATAGCAAAAGTCACCACGCTTTGGATCAAATACTGTAGCCTCAATCAACTCAAAGTCTTCTGTTGGCTTTTGGTCAATCTTCTGCTGTAGGTCTGATGGGATTGTGGCATCTCTCCATTGCTGAATGATTGCCTCGCCCTTAATACGCATACGTCTGTATACATTGTCTACCTGACCATTAGCGCCCTCTTCAAAGGCAACTAAGAACTGTGGCACAGGAATGAAGTTGATTGGGGATGTGTCATCACCAGGCTGAACCATCATTACTGCTGTACCAACTGCTAGGTCAAGCAAGAACTCGCCCATCGCAATGTCAAAGTTAGACTGTTTGAGAGTTGCAAACATCTTGTCTGCATAGATATCAAGCGCTGCTGAGGCTTCTGCCTTGCGGTCTTCTGGAATATCTGGGCCAGTTTCTAATCTGCACCATTTACGCTGTGGCGGGAATATTCCTGATTGTAGGCGGTTGGCAAAGCGCTGAGTCGAATTAATAGCGGTTGCATCAAACACACGATTCATCTTCTTAGCACCGCCAACCTTACCATCATAATACCCGTCATAGAGATTACGCTGTGGCAGAGCGAACTCATATGCCTCATCGTATAGGTCTCTAAAATCCTCTTTCTTACGCAACGCAATATCGTGGCGCTTGAGGATGTCTTCGGGTTTTAATCTCATCATTTCAGCCATTATTCAATCTCCGAATCCATTAACATTGTTCTACCTCTTAATCTTCCAGCTTTTTCAAGCCTCTCATAATCTGCTTTTGTTATGCCAACCTCGTCAGGATTTTTTCCTGTTTCACGCATGAAATATTCCTTCCATGCTGTTGGGTGGCTTTCAGATTTCAACATCTTTCCACCCTCATCAGATGATGGCCAATGGAATTTATTTTTATCGTATGGGTCTCTTTCTGGTCTAATGCCAGCCTTCCAAGCAGCTCGATAGTCGTAATCTGCTGTATCTAGGTCTGGAG